TTGACCATGATAAACTCCAGCCCGTAGCTTGGATTCGTCAAGTTTGGAGAAGGCTTGAAGTCCCTGGGATGTAAATGATAATTTGTTAACATCAAGGCTAGCAATAAATTTAACAAAATCCACGAATCCAGGATGATATTTACAGTTCTCCAATATCATGATGGTTCTGAGTGCGAAGAAATCTTCACCGGTTATTCCCTCCTTCTCAAAATCCGTCCACCTTTCGAGATATCGAATTCTATTATAAGCTCTGTACAAGGGATAGATACCCCCGATGAAACCAGTAGGCTTGGCATAATGTAAGTCGTAATATCTCTGCAGATAAACACAGTACTCTTCAGAGTGATGGGATTTGTCTCTATTGACATTAAGTCCATGCTGTTCAAAGTTATCAAGCAGTTCATCAAGTCCACGGTGTGAGACGAAGGTGTAGAGGCCATCGTCACCCTGCACTTGGCCGAGGGTGGATCCAGATAGTTCACCTTGACTCCAGATGATGGCTTGAGCCAAGCTGTCAACAGTATTTGTGAAGACAGCACCGCTAGGAACGCCATGAGCACCATAATAAATACCATCCGGAGTGACGATACTAATATTGGTGAATGACCTTTCCATTGCTTCAATTTGCGTATGATTTTCATATTGAAATTTTCCTTTTATTAAACGAAAAGCTTCACTAGAAATAACAGGACCGACAGTACTGTCATAATCTGAAAAGTCCACGGAAAGTATTCCGTGACCAGATGATACAGCAGTATGAAGTAAGTTACTAACGCTAGCGTCGACCACATCAGGTCCATGGAGCGCCGCACGCCACGTAAGAGTTCTTTCATAATCAGACCAAGGCTTAAAATAAGCAAGGTCCCTGACAGTTTCAGCAAACGGATAACCCCATACATTACGAGTCTTACCACCCTCTTGAGTACGGGTAAACAGTACACACGGATATTCTTCATCGGAGCCTCTCTTTAAATTTTCTTCAAAGTCGTCTAGTAAGTTGCCCTTCCGTATAAGAAACGGGAGACCAGAATTCGACCTATTCACGATATAAGTTTTAACTTTATCAAGAGATATTGGACGAAGCCTGCCCCCGTTTTGACGGACAGAGTACCCAAGTAAACCCTCAATGCGATCTTCACCTTTACCGGGATCATAGTGGTTAGCAAAACCATTATAATATTTAAGGAGGCTATCTCGACGTTCGGACCAGGGCTTAGCAATACTCCTAGGACCGGACTTCTCACGATTAGAATCTTCTAAAGATCTTAAAGTGCTGGTCAAATCACATGTTTCTAGGATGGCTTCTATCTCATCCAAAAAGTCTCCAGATTTACCTTTAAACAGTGGTGTTTCCAGTATCTCCTCCGATCCCACTCGTGTTCTGTCCATTATGCGGGACAAGCGATTAAATTCCTCAGTACTAAGTAAGTGTCTAAGGACATCAATGGATTGTGCGTTCATAATTGCACTTCCTTTCTGTGTTGAAA